AACACTTTCCGAATATCTGGTGCTTCAAGTATTGGTGGTAATCTTGCATGGACAAACCATTCAGACAGAAGATTGAAAAAAGATATAACTCCGCTTACCTCGGCATTGGACAAGGTAACGCAGCTCGAAGGTGTGTCTTTCAAATGGAAAGAGTGCAACGAGAACATAGCTGACCGTGTTAATCTAGGTCTTATTGCTCAGGAAGTCGAGAAGATAGTACCTGAAGCGGTACACTATGACAAGGATAATGATACATACAGTCTTGAGTATACTGCACTCATACCAGTGCTTATAGAAGCTATAAAGACACAGCAATCCATGATTGAGGAACTTAAAAATGAGATTCATTAAAGCAACCGGAATAACAAAGGTATTTATGAAAGTCATGGGCTTTGAGTTCATGGCTTTCCCTTACGAGAAAATATATTACCTGAAAAATAAACCTGTAGGCAGGTGGCTAAGGCATGAGCGTAAACACCTTGAACAGTACAGGCGGGAAGGTATATTTAAGTATTTTATAATCTGGTGGTGGGAGTATCTCACGCTAGGTTATGATAATATAAGATATGAACTTGAGGCGAAGGAGGCTGAGAATGGCTTGTAAGAAAGATAACAAAGGAAAGAAAAATAAAGGGAGGAAAAAGTAATGGGTTTTAAAAAGACAATCTCAATCAATGGTGGTTTTGAAGCGGAGTATTGGAACATGGGGAGGATAGCAGACGTTACTCGTACCAGTAAGAATTATGGTACAGATGAAAACCCCGATATGCGTCAGATAGAAAGAGCTGACGTATATATGAGGTGCTACAAGGACAGGCAGTCTTATATTGACGATACCAAACAAGTTGAACAGAAGCTTGTGAGTGTTGAATACCCTTACAATACTAAAGTATCCAGACAGGATATATACAGTATGATTAAGGAACAGGTCGAGTTTTTCAACGATGCCGAAGATGCGATTGAATAAGGAAGGAGTTTAGGAATGGAACTACTACTTAATATAGTAGTAGGGGTTAACACTGCTCTCCTCATATTCATTGCTCAGGACTATTTTCGCTTTAGAATTAATCTTTCAAACAGTATGGATATAAAATATGTACAAAAGGAACATTGTATGAGAGAGCATGAAAACCTTGCTGCTACAGTCAAAGAGATGAAGGAGAGTATAAAAGACATTAACGATAAGTTAGACAGTATGCTCAAACTTATTATGAAAGGTCAGGTGAAATAAAATAAGGAAATGTAGTGTTTGTGGACAGAACAAAGTACGAGTTAGAGATGATGGTGTATGTATAAAATGCTACATGAACAAATTAAAGAAGGAGATTAAGAATGGAAACTTTCACAAAAATGCTAAATCTAATAGTGGATAACTGGGAGGTTATATCTGGTTTTATTTTGGTTATATTAACTATAATCAAAGTGTTTAGAAATAAGAATATAGCCACTGCGGAGAAATTTGACAGAGCTATAACTCTGGTTATAAACACACTAAAAGATGAAACAAAAATGAAGGATGATGGGACAGAATTTGACCCCAAAGTTAAATCGAAACTAGAAGAGATAGGAACTAAAATGGAGATAGGCAAGGAAGAGATTGAGAAGGTTAAAGAGGCATTTAGTTATAACAAGTATGACAAGAAAGGGACAAAGATAGGTTCACATAATGGCAGACCTATTTACCTTGAAAGTGTAATTGACACTGTGTCTAGTGTTAAGAAACTTAAAAATTTATTTTAGGAGGAAAGAAAAATGGCTGGAAGTATTACAGTAATCAAACAGGGTAGTGGTTCAGGGGCAACCTCAACTACAGAAGCAATAGTACCAGATGAGATAGTAGATGTTAATATACTGGATATTAACACAGTATCGCTGGCAGATGGACAGATAGCACCGGGTCAGGTAAATATCTTCGCTGACGAAGGTAATAGTAAGCTCAAGTTCAAGTATAACAATGGTACAACTATTCTGACAGGTGAAGTTGCACTGTTATAATGGATAAAGCTAGTATTAAAGAGTTAGGGGGTTTGCATGGGTTCTATACACAAACCCTCATCTCTCTTCTCGAACGAGCAACAGAGACAGCTGACCCTGAAGAAGTCCTAGCCATATTGAAAGAGGTTAGGATGTTCTTGAAAGATAATGATATCAAAGCTGAGACTATCCCCGAAGAGATACTTAACATACCGGGGTTGGAAATTGATGCAGATGATATTGCAGACTTAAAACGCTAATTTTCATTCTAAGGGGTATAGGAGGAGTTTTTATTAGTTAAGGTAGGGTAATGTACCTTTTAACTATAAAAATGCCTTCTACCCCTCTTAGAACGCTTGTACGTCGATGTTAGAAAGTTAAGAGAGGATAGAATATGAATAAACAGAAAAAGAAAATAACAGTTGAGGAGATAAAAGAGTCTTTCCCTCTGTTCTTATACATGGTTTGGAGGCACCTACGCCTACCCAAACCTACACCTATACAGTTAAGGATAGCTGACTTCTTGACAAGCACCTTACCAAGAATTATTGTCGAAGGTTATCGAGGGGTGGGTAAGAGTTGGATTACCTCTGCCCTCACCAACTGGCTACTCCTACGCAACCCTAATGCCAAGATACTCGTCGTATCTGCCAGTAAGGACAGGGCAATGGACTTTAGTACCTTTACACAACGCTTACTCTACGACATCCCTGTACTCCAACACCTGATACCTAGGAGAGACCAGAGACAGAGTAAAGTGAGTTTTGATGTTAATGGTTGTACACCTGCCCATGCACCTTCAGTTAAGAGTATAGGTGTGACTGGACAGCTAACAGGTAGTAGAGCTGATTACATTATAGCTGATGATATTGAGGTACCAACTAACTCTGCCACCCCTGATATGAGAGAGAAATTGGTTAGTAGAGTAGCAGAGTTTGAAGCTATACTCAAGCCTAACGGTAGGATAATATACTTGGGAACACCTCAGACAGAGGAGAGTATATACAATGAACTTGCTAAGAGAGGTTATGTAGCTAAGATATTCCCAGCTGAATACCCTGCACTAGACAAGCTACCTAGTTATGAAGGGAAGTTGGATGAAGTTATAGAAGAAAAGGTGCGCGCCAACCCTGAACTAGTTGGAAAGGCTACAGACCCTGACAGGTTTGATGAACGTATACTCAGAGAGAGGAAGATGGTGTATGGTAAATCAGGCTATGCTCTACAGTTTATGCTTGATACTTCACTTTCAGATGCTGAGAAATACCCTCTAAAGACTAGTGACTTGATTGTCTGCCCCACACCTAATGACAAAGCACCTACATACATTGCATGGGCTAACATGAAAGACATGGAAAATAAGGAGTTGAAGAGGATAGGGTTTACAGGGGATAGATGGTATAACCCCCTGAAGATTAGTGATGACTGGCAACAATTTGAACACATAGCTATGGCTATTGACCCATCAGGTAGGGGTAAGGATGAGACAACTTATGCCATAGTAGGGACGCTCTATGGTTCTCTATACTTACTTGATTGTGAGGGTTATAGAGATGGGTATAGTAAAGTTGTACTATCCAAGTTGGCTATGAAAGCTAGAGAGTACAATGTAAACAAAATACTGATTGAGAATAACTTTGGTGATGGTATGTTCACTGCCCTCTTCAAACCATACGTTGATAGAGCTTGTAATGGTTATATGGATATTGAGGAGATTAGAAGTAGTACACACAAAGAGACTAGAATAATAGCAACACTTGAACCACTTATGAACCAACACAAACTCGTTGTCCACCCTGATGTCATTACTAAAGATTTAGCTTTTGACTTACAAGGGTTGGATGTACAACACAATCTTCAATATTCACTCTTCTACCAGATGACTAGATTAACAGCTGAGACAGGTTGTCTAAGACATGATGATAAACTTGATGCCTTAGCTATGGTATGTGAATTTTATGTCAATCGTGTCAGTAGGGATTTAAGTAGAGAGATTAAGAAGAGAGATGAACGCCTCCTTGATAAAGAGTTAGAGAAGATATACAGTGAGATGTACAAAGGTAAGAAAACAAATAGACGTGATGTCTATGGTAAAGAGTATTATCGTTTGTGATTGAGAAGCGAACCCACCGAGCCTCTACTTAGTATGCGTAACTTCGGTGGGTGTTCTTCTTAACTACTAACTATACATCCATGTATACATAGTTATTATACACTCTTACTTAAGTATTCTTTAGTAAAGCTTATATAACAACAACAAAAGAAAACAATAAAAGAAAATAAAAAGAGAAAAATAGAGAAGAATAAAGAAGAGAAAATAAGAAAGAAACAATAAAAGAAAAATATATATACTACGTATATATACAAAAAGAAAAAATAAAGAAAGAAAAAAGAGAAGAAAAAGAAGAGATAAAAAGAGACAAAGAAAAGAAAGAATAAAAGAAAAGTTTAGTTGTTAATTGTCTATGTATAAACTTCTATTCAGGTGTAGTGTTATAGTCTAGTGTATTATACTCCAGTGTATAATACTCCAGTGTATAGTATATAACTTCTTAGGTTATATTTATGGTTATGTATAACTAAACAATAATTTGAACTAACTTTAGCTAACTCTTAACACTTTATCGAATGAATTAAATTAAAGCTAAGTGTACTCTAACTATCGAGTGTATAGTATATAACTCAAGTGAAGTTAGATTGTCCTCTAGCCATACTCTAAATTTCAACTGTATAAAGCTCCTCTGCGAGCGACTCCCTCCCGGGGTGGGGGTTGGAGGATAGAGCTAGTAATAGAGCTAAAAT